CCAGTCTTTAACTTCGAGACCAAGTTTCTTTTCATACGCATCAGCTGTCCTGCTCTCTGGGGTATCGATACCAGCAAGACGAATTCGCTTAGTAAGGGAGATATCAAAACCCAAATCAATGTCAGCGTCAATAGTGTCACCATCTACTACCTTATGAACTGAACGTATTCTATAGACGTAAGGATCTTTGTCTGCCATTCTTCAGAATAGTTTAAACTTCTCAGTATTTAGTTTAGGAATGGGTAACTTTTCAAATGCTTTATTAACCTGATTTTCTACAACCTTTCCTACAAATTCTTCAGGATTATTTAGAATTGCTTCTGCTTTTTTATAGGTCACATAAGCACCATAACAAAGTGCTCCACTAATTGCCAGACTCGTCGCTGACAGAATGAGTGCTAGGTTCTTCATCTTGCATCTCCAATGCTGCTAACCTTAATATGTAGTAAATGATATATGCAGTAAAAGCAAGACCAGATGTTAATATTATAACTACTCCCCAAGGAAATTCATTCATTCCACCATCCTTCTTGTCTATGTATCCAGATTTTCAAGTCTTTAACATACTTTCTCAACATCTGGGCCTGTTCTTCATGCCAAAAATCACCCGTCTCCATAAAAAGACGGGTGTGATTATCTATAGCTTTGAGTATTTGATGGATGGGAGCATTCCAACACTCTCGTTTAGGAGTGTTCCATTCTCTTGGCATGGGTATGTAAATGTGTATATTTTATCATTACCTAAAAAATCAATTTGACATAAATTTGGTCCGACTATTATATTTCCAACAATAGTCAAAGTCACAAATTCAATCATTTTTTCTTGCCGCCATTCTTTGCTTTTTTAGCATTAGCATTTCCAGAATTCTGCTTTTTGTTATTCGCAGATCCAGAACTACCTTTTTTACCTTTGTTTGCTGATTTTGACATTATGCTCCTCCTGTGCGGGGCTGCACCTGACCTTCTAATACTTCAACTCTCTCTTCAAGAGTTGGCTCTGCAGCAACGTCTTCCGATACTGGTGGTTCTGAAGTTGGTTCTACTACAACTTCTCTACGTGGTTCTTCTTTTTTTTCGTCTTCATCATCTCCACCTTTCTTCATAGTATTAATTCCAAAGGTTGCAGCAGAGGCAGTAAAGACAGTCGCAATAAAGGTGGGGTCCATCTTGGATAGAGCCCCAGCATAACTAGCGGTAAGAAGAGCAGCAGACCATCCAAGGATGGCAATACGAATTACTTGCCCCAAAGCATTCTCCTTTTTCTTGTCCATCAGTGTTCGTGTGATGAAGTCTGATAATATTTAGGATTTTAGAACTTAAATTTAAGTTTTGCAGAAACCACCGTATTAGAAACTCCATCATTTATTTGATGTATTCCTTCAATGATTACCATTTCTTTATAATCAACGGAAGCATTTGCTTCAATTAAACCACTGGTTTCATAAGAACCACCGACAGTTATGCCGAATAAATCCTTTTTCTTACCACCAAAACGATGTGAAATATTTAGACCAACTTCACCAGATTGTGAAGTTTTATTTATAGCATCTACAGTTCTTCTGGATTGAATAGAACCAGTTTCAGTAAAACCATCTCTCTGATAATTGCCAACAGTGTATCCAACAAATGGAGTTATGTTCTTATTGAGATGCCAGAATAATCTGTTATTAACAAACCACTCTTTTCCTTGTGTTGAACTTTCGTTTCCAAAGACACCCTGAACATTTCTGGATACATTATATTTGTTCTGGGAGAAACCAACATTTGTTAAGAGTGATGTTGTATTTCCACGGAACATATTGAAGAAACCATAATGGTTCTTAAGAAGTTTAGAAGTGCTATCAACACCACCCAAATCAATATTCACATTATTATACTGACCACCAATAGTCCAAGTTGGTTTGATATCAATTTCTAATCCACCACCAATAATTAATGACTTACCATAGTATCCATAATCACCGTGAGACCATGAATAATAGTTGTTGCTGAATACTCTTACTCTATCTGTAGTTGGCTCAGTTGGTTCATAGATAAAGAGATTTTGTAATCCACCACCAATCTTATCTAAAACATCATGTTGATCTGTGCGTCCAGAAAGAACATCATGAGTATTCTTTGTATCAACAGAAAGAAGTAAAGAACTTATGACAGTTCCATCACTATAAGTATCTTGCTGCAATAGAGGAGTTTGACTTGTAGTTGCGAAATCTCTTCTAATCTTTTGAACTCCATCATTCTCAGATGCCTTATGAGTTACTTTGGTAGTAACAACAACTGGAAGTCCTGGTGCAGGAACAGTTACAGAGTTTAATAATGTTGGTGGTTCTGGTTCAGGTGTAGGAGTTGGATCTGGTTCTGGTGTTGGCTCTGGTTCAGGAGTGGGTTCAGGAGTGGGTTCAGGAGTGGGTTCTGGAGTTGGCTCTGGTTCTGGAGTTGTCTCAGGTGTAGGTTCTGGTTCTGGAGTAGGTTCAGGAGTTGTCTCTGGTTCTGGTGTTGGCTCTGGTTCTGGTTCTGGAGTAGGTTCAGGAGTGGGTTCTGGTTCAGGAGTGGGTTCTGGTGTAGGTTCTGGTGTAGGTTCTGGAGTTGGTGCTACTTCATCAACAGATGGTGCATCTGGATTGTTTGGAGCAACAGGAGTAAATGTTTGACCGTTCTGTGTTGTAGTTCCAGGCTGACTATCAACTAAAAGAACTGGTGATAATGCAGTGTCTCCAAGGTTGAATACTGCAAATCCTAAGAGATAATCACCATCTGCACCTACTTGATATGTTGAATACTGCCATCCAGTAGAACCATAAGTTCCAGTTGAATAGTCACCAGTTCCTGGATTGGTAAATCCAAGTAATGCATAGTTTTGAAGTTGATTATTAACTGTTACTGTTGGAGAAGAACCCGTTCCTTGATAAACAAGTGATGTAATAGAACCATCATTGAAAGGAACATAATCAGTTCCAATGTAGTTCCAAGACATTGTATAAACTGTTCCAGTTTGCAAAGTCACTGACTTTGTAATCCAAGCAGCATCAGTTGGATTTGGATTTCCTAATCCAGATGCTTGTTGTTGTTGGATGAGAAGATCTTTGATTGCTTGGTTTTCTGCCGCAGTTAATCCAAGTGCTTCTGTTGCTTGGTTAAATGTTGCTTGACCATTTGGTTGCAATGCTGCACCAGCATCTCCGTATGGTGAGAATTCCCAAGTAGATGGTGTTACCGCAGGTGCGTGATAAGGATTAGGAGAACTATCGGGAAGAGTTGGACTTCCTACTGCTCCGTGAGAGGGTGCATTAAAGATTACTGGATTATCAACAACACTAACACCAGTTCCCTGCCCAGTGATTGTGCTGTCTAATGTTCCTGTTTGAGTCCCAGTGTTCCATCCTGAGGTATCACCAGTTTCAAAATCTGTTCCAGTGATTGTATCTGCGAATGCCGTTGGTGCTCCCATTAAAAGAGCAGACGCTACAGCAAGCGCCTTTGAAGCGTAAGACATAAAAAGTCCTCTATTACTTAGTGTGTACTAAACGAAACAAACTAAAGTTGTTTAAAAGTAAAGTATTCACCAAGTCACAGAGGACTCGGAGTATGTAGATTCAGACCAGTTAAGATCAAGAATCAGTTATGATTGCTACTATTTATCTATCCTTTCTTCCAAGATTCACCTTCTGCTTTTCTTCTACGTGCAAGACCTGCCTCTACATTAGATCCAGGATTGCGGTAGAGATAAAGAGCATCAGGAACTAAATCCCACTCTTTATTCTTCAGGCGTTTAGTAATAGTATTAAAGTTATCACCACCGTAGAAACCAGCGCCGAGATTATAAGCAAAGCTGAGAAGAGCGCCTCTTTTTCCATCTGACATTTCACTCCAATGTGGGATTTTACGTAATGCAGGAAGAAACTCTTTCTTGCATTGTTCAATCAGAAGTGCATCCGCTTCTGCCTGTGTAAGTGTATCACCAAGTTTGAATGCTGAACCATCCTTCTTACGGGTAGAACCCCAACCAATCGTGATTGGAAGTCCTCCAGTGAGAGGATCTGGATACGCATTTAAATGACATCCTTCAAACTCTTTGATTAATTTAAGTCCCATCATAGGAACATCATCACCACCTGTTACAGAATCTGCAGCAGCGGGTGCGGATGCTGGTGCAGCACTAGTCTTTTTTCCTCTATAAATTTCCGCCCAATCAATATTATCTTCTAGATATTTGACTGGGAGATTATCTTCCAACCATTGAACTGCTTTTACATGATTTGGATTCTTCTCATCATAGAATTTGAAGAAGTTGTGTAAATCTACTCTTGCCATTGTTGTTCTCCTTATTATCAGTCAAAAATACGACCCCAACCATCGTTGCCGCCTGGGCACCAGCGATGCTTGAGAACTGCTTTGGTGTAAGTGGTCTTCTTACCATTTGTTACTGGACCAGTATAGTTATCGTTGAGGGAACCATATGGATCATTAACATAATATCCTTTGCCATCTGGCGTCTTACCAATTACAACACACATGTGCCCACCAGTAGGTGCAGATAAAGAACCGCGATGCAGGATACCAATAACAACAGGTTTCCCAGCATCAAGACTCTTATCAATGTCAGCAAAAGAAAGATTGTAACTAAAGTGTGACTTAACTCCATAACCTGCCAGAACTTTTGTCTGTACCGCATGGTCAGTCGTGTCACCAATCGCAAATACTTTCTTAACATATTCATCGTCGCCTTTGATGCTTCCTGGCTTGAGGAAAGCAAGGCACATAGCGCACGATGAAGAGTTGCAAGTTCTATGTGCATCTCTATAGTTATCTACCTGATTGAAATAAGGAACTGAAAGAACTTCTGGAGTTGGTGGTTTAGTTCTAAAAATTCCAATCCAATCTGTTTCAGAATCGTCAAGAAACTGAGCAGGAAGGTTATCCTCTAACCATTGAACTGCTGAAACATGGTTTGCATTACTATCATCATAATACTTAAAAAAGTTATGAAGATCTAATGTCATGGATTATCTCTATAAACACTGAAGATATTTATAAAAAAAGCGCCTCTTTGGGCGCTTTGATTATCTTTAGGCAGAAACAGTTTCTCGAACTGTAGATTTTACATATTCGAGAACACCTTCTGGAGTAGTCGCTTCATAAGGGTCGGTGTCTGCATTGTCTCGCATCCCATCCTCAACGAATAGTTTTTCGATGACTCCGTTATCCACGACCGCAGCATAACGCCAAGAGCGATCCCCGAAACCAAGGTTGGACTTAGTGACAAGCATTCCCATAGAACGTGTGAAATATGCATTTCCGTCTGGGATAAGTTTTACATTCTGAATGTTTTGATCTTTTGCCCAAGCATTCATTACAAACCCATCATTAACAGAGATGCAGTAAATAGCGTCGATGCCACTACCAATAAAGTCGTCGTATTTTTCTTCGAATCCAGGAAGCTGATAGGCACTGCAAGTAGGAGTGAAAGCACCAGGCAGGCTAAAAATGACCACACGCTTTCCATCGAAAAGTTCAGAAGATGTACGATTTACAAATTCACCATTTTCACGAAACACAAATTCTACTTGTGGAATAATATATTTTTCTTTACGCAT